TTACTGCTTGTATGCTCGATCCAACAGCTAGAAAACTGCTTGTGTTTTCTAAACCGCCATCAGTGATCGCCGCTTGGTAACGTGCGTTTAATGTGTTCTGAACATCTTCTGGAGAGAGCTTTACTACGTCGGTGTTTTCGGCGCTTCGTCCAGTAGTCATGGGGACTATCGCTTTAGTGTCAAACCGCTCAACCATTGGTGTGTAGGAGCCGTCTTCGTTCTTCCGAACCGATACCACAGTAGCTCCTACGGTCTCACCTTTTTCATTCGTGAACTTGCGGTATTCTTCACTATCAGCACCATTAAACATGCTAATAGCGATATCTGGGCGCTGTTCGAGTAACGCTAATCCGTCTGTCTTATTCCACTCGTTGCCCACGCCAATCGCCGCATTTATGTTGCCAACCAAAGATCGTGCTTGATCCTTTCGCGCGATACGGGAGGCGTCTGCGTTGGCGTTGTCTTGCTGCTCACGGGCAATTTTTAAAGACTCGCGCTGCCGATTTTTATCGTATTGATTCGCGAACGTTTGCTGGCCTGTTTGTAATGCTGCTAATGAGCCTTGTAGAAGAGACATAGTCTGTTACCTTAAAATGCGAACGCGAAGATAGCCGCTGAAGCAAGGCCACCTATTGTGCTGTATGTTTGTGCTTTAGATGCGGCTTTAGCTTGATCGTAGGCATTCTTACGCTGGGTTGCGTTTTGAGCGGCGCTTTGAATCTGACCCAACGCGGAACGGTTGACGCCTTGACCGATATTAATTAGGTCGCCAATAGCTGCCTGATTCAATTCTTTCTGAGCTATACGAGCATCATTAACTGACTGAGACTGGCCTAAGTTGTTCGCGCGAGCCAAGCCGCGAGTTTGCTCTTGGCGCTGGGCAGGCGTCAGGTTTACCCCGTAGCGACCCGCATTACGGTCTGCAATCCCAGACATTAACCCTTGCGCATTTGTGGAATTTTCGCGTGCCTGGTCAATAAGGGACGTATCGTTTTGCGCACGTTCTAAGAGTTCTTCTTCAAATTCTCGGTAGTTCTTTACGTAATCAAGATAGTCGTTACGAGTAATAGCAGCGTACGTTGCGTCTGGATCACTCACGCTTGGCAGGTTGCTGACGTAGTCCCCGTAATTATTAGCTCCGGCTGCTATCCCAGGCCCTCCAACAGGTCCTGCGGTTCCGCCGCTTCTAATGGCTCCAACGCCGCCAAAACCCGCGGCACTTCCGACAGGTCCTTTTTTTCTACCAGTCGCGATTTGTGGTCGCATGGCTAGTCCTGCTTCGCGCTCGTTGTATTTAATCATTTGATCCATAGCGGCTATACCCTTAAAAAGGACTCGTGTTCATAAAATCTGTGTAGCCAAGACGATTACCGAAGCCTTGGACCTTGTTACCCTCGTCATCGCGCGGGGTGAAGAACGAACCTCTTTCATTCATCACTTGCTTACCATCTTTCATTACTGGGCCGTTCGCGCCCATCTTCGGTCCTTCTTTACCAGACTGCATATTCTTAGCGCCCTGCAATACCAGAGAAGTAGCTACCTTTCCGAGCGCAGCAGTTGCAGCCTCGCGTTTCATTTGTTTCCCCTTGGCCTGAGTTAATACTCGTGATGCGCCCATATTTCCAGCGGCACCCATGCCCGTTTGGGCGTCTGCCGCTTGGCCTCGTGCTGTTCCTAATACGCCAAGCTGCATGTTGTTCTTGATCTGCAAACCAGCTTTGTCTGCTTGCGCTAGCTGAGCCTGATAAGCCTGAGCTTCAGCTCCGCCAGACGCGCCAGCCGCGGCGCGGTCATAGCTCGCGGAACCCGCTAGAGTCTGCATAGTATCTGCGTTGGCGCGACCTCTTAGAACGTCAGCTGAGTCGTCAGTTTTAGATGCGTCGCGCATCTTTTGCAGCAACGGATCGTACTTCTCTTTGAAGTACTTGTTCTCCGCCATAGCTACAGCTGCTGACGCTTTCTCGGCTGCTGATGGTTGATAATCTTTTTCTTTTGGTTTGCTTCCCATTACACTTCTCTCGTATAAACAATGGTGTCTAATTCCCAGCCTTGTGAAAGTATGTAGTCTTTCAGCTCGGGGACTGCTGACCTGACTTCCATTTTTACAAAACCTTGTTGTCTTGCTTGCTCAGCAAAAAATTCCTGGTGCTTGGCTACTAGATTCATGCCTTGTTTGTAGGCCCAAGCCAGCCAGATCAACATTGTTCTTTCCCCAGTAAATGTGTCTGTTTCACCCGTTGTCACAACAAAACCATGTTCTGTCGTCCATAACGTAGCTGCTCCAGACTCGCATGCTGCGTACACATCACCTGGTGTAAATGTCAGCATAAGATTAGCGTCTAGAATTTCTTGTATTGCGGGGAGCACCCACTGCGCATTGCAGGTGATGTCCGTTGCAATAGGGTCGCTAACCGCCCTTGCCATATCTGTTACGTCTTGTGCGCCATGCGCCTGAACTTCCACCATATCGAACCTTCCTGGCTACGCCTGTGTCTGCGCCTCGAGCCTTACGCTCTGCGTTTTCTACACCTTGGCTGAATAATTGGCCGTAAACGCTCGCACCTTGTAGATCAGACCAATCTTTATTGGGAATCCGCAGGAGTCTAAACAGAGCGCCGTTGATTATTGTGTCTCGGTAATCGTTCATTACACTGTCGTCGCACGCCGTGCTTGTGTGGGTCGGCTTCAAGACGGCTCGGATAATTGTGCTTGAAACGCTTGTGACAGTAGGTACGGGGGCTAACCACACTAGAGAAGGGCTCTGCTGAATGTAGTATTCAGGGACGCCATTACCTTCACGCCATTTGGGAAGGCGCTGCTCTAAAAGCGATGAGCTAAGTGGTTCGATATCTTTGCCAGCGTGCGTCGCCCACAGAATCTTCTGGACCGTCGTGCCTGCTGGGGCCTCGAGGTCATACTCGTAGATATTTGCGACGGTGGTTAGCGGGTCAAGCTCGGCTTGGTATGCGCTAGCTTTTTCACACAGCTCGATAACCGCTGACCGAATATTATTCTCAATCAGCGTGTCAGGGCACCCTGGAACCATAGGTAGTATTTCAGGGAGTAGCGTCTCATAAGAAATCGCCATTTTTTATGCTCCCATAGGGGCTCTTCGTTCCATATTCGGGTTGGTTACCGCATCGATTTGGCCCTTACCTGTTACAGAAGTAGTAAAGAGCTGGAAATGGCTTGAGGCGCGCTGCTGGTTACCAGCGTATTCGGCGTCCTTCATATAAGCCATGTACAACACGTAGTTCAAAACGGCATTGGCGAAGATATCGGGAATCGATAAGTCGCCGCCCTGCGTGACAGCAGTTGGGTTAGAGCTGTAAACAATCTCTAAGAAAGCGCTACCGTTAACTCCAGGGTACACGTAGAAGTTTCTCGGATTTTGCTCTTCGTACACGTAATGCTTAATGATATTTGTGTGAGCCGCGTCTCCAGATACTGTGGGGTCATGCCAGTCAGGGGTTTGACCATTCAATACTTCCGCGTCGACAAGACGTACCGCGCGCTTACCTGTGCCGCCTGACGCTGCTGACATGTTGCGCACAACCTTTAGAAGGCGGTTACCGCCAGAAGGGATAGACTGCTTCGTGCCGGTGGCTAGAGTAATAGTCTCGTTAGTCGCACTAGCGTCTGGCTTCAGTAAAGCAATCTCACGCTGTGCGTCGTTAATCCACAAAACCAACTCGCCAACAACTGGCCATCTGACGCCCGTAGTGTCTTGTAGTACTGTCTGTGCTCTATCAATGACGCTTTGAACTGTTACTGACATCGTGTTTTACCTATGAGTTAAGTATTGATTCCCAAGCGGCTTCTCGGGCGTCGCTGTCGATCGTTGTGCCCATCGCTTTGTTTACTGCTGTAGCTTTGGGGTAACCATCGGCTTTGAAATTCTTTGGGTCACCTTCGTCCATCATTTTCTCAAGGCAGGTGACTAAATCTGCGTCTGGTTGTACAGCTATCTGTACTTCCAAGACTTCTTCGAACTCAGCAACCTCGGCTGCCTCTTCTTCAACATACTTGGCGTTGTATTCTTTAGCGCCCATCTGGATCGCTAACAAGCCAACTTCATCTGCAATTTCGCGGGGTACACCAGCTTCAAATAACACGACGGTGCCGCCAAGGGTTGCCACTCGTAATGGCTCACTGCTTACAATCTTCATGATTAATACCTTAAAAAAGAAAGCCCCCTCCGAAGAGGGGGCGATAGTCTTACTGTGCGGAGTCTAGAGCGATGATGCCGAAGTCCTGTACAGAGCCACTGATGTCGCTGTTGTACTTAGGCTTACGGAGACCAAAGATCTTGCCTACG